GGGCTTCTCTCGTTGTCGCAGTCGAAGATTTTGCAAACTCTTTAGGTTGTACCCGCATTACCCTCCGGTGCGGCTTTGATCTCGCGGCTAATGAATTTTGGAAGTCTCTCGGATATATTTGCGTTCAAGTGGTAGATGGTGGAATTCGGAGGATGCGTAAGATAAATATTTGGACAAAGATAATAGGGCCTGAATTATTCATTCCTGATTCCATAGAGCCAGCCGAGGGGAATACGGACGCATCTTTATGGCGCAAGCATAAAACTACCGGACTGGTTACAAAAATGAGCAGGGGAAAATCCTTACGAGACTACCGATCTTTAATATTGGAAACTTAGCACTTGACGCGGGGGCGAGCTTTGGATTTGCAAACCTTCGTAGTGTGTGGTAGAATATGCTGGACGAATTAGAAAACATCCGCGAGGGGGAGGCAGCCGACACTGCTTCCCCTAAACGGCCTTGTCGGAGGCCGAAGTTGCCAAATCGAATCGCCAAAGATTCATCCCGAAAAGACCCGCAATTAGACATACTCTCAGATGGAGCCGAGCGGCTTTATTGGAGGCTGATTCTCGCCGCCGATGACTTCGGACGGTTTGAGGCTGATCCCCGTATAGTCAAAGCTGATTGCTTCCCGCTCAAAATTGATTCCCTTAGAACTGCCACGGTTGAGAAGTGGCTTGATGAAATTGAGAAGGCTGGACTGGTTAAATTTTATTCGGTCCTAAATAGGGGATACGGTCAGTTCATAACCTTCGATCCGCCGAGAGCCGCAAAATCAAAGTTTCCTGCGCCAAATGACGCAGAAGTAACTACCATTGAAAACAAAGGTGATAGCATTTGCAAGCAAATGATTGCAGATGCGCCCGTATTCGATGTTCGTATTCGTAGTTCGAGTTCGTATTCGGATACGAAGTCCGATCCCTTGGATGGCGGAAGTGATTTGGGTTCCTTTGAAGAATTTTGGGAGATTTACCCTCGTAAGACCGCCAAGAGCGAAGCCCTCAAGTCGTGGAAGAAACTCGGGGGGGTATCGGAAGCGTTACTGATTGAAATAGTCGAGGCGGTAGAACGCCAGAAGCAGTCTCAACAGTGGAATAGGGATGGAGGGCAGTATATCCCGCATCCGGCCACATGGTTGAATCAGAAGCGGTGGCAGGACCAAGCTGATATATTTGAGCCGCAGCAGAAGCCGCAGTCGATGCGGCACTATCAGCCCCGATAGCCCGCTAAGAGCAGGACAGAGCAGGGGATAGATTCGCAGGAGGTTGGTGATGGCAGATTAACAGTTCGATCCGCCCTCCGCGCCGAGCTAGCCCGCCCGGAGGCGATGCTTACCGTAAAGCATCTCTGCTGTGGGGTTATAACCCAACAGGAATGGGACGGTGGCGTGTTGTCAGTGGAGTGCCCTGATTGCAACCGCGCTGAGCATTCGGGGAATGGATTACCGTGTCAGGAAGTGTATGAAGGTAGTCCATGCTTTGAACATCGCATTTTGCATCATTCTAAGGCTGGAAGATTTTGGGGAATAGAATATGGCGAAGTTCTGAAGGGAGGCGAGTTGTGAGCGCATGTGAACATCTGAATTTTGACGCCGAGGTAGATGTTAATAGGCTAAATGATGTTGGTGCATTCATGGCCGATATCAGAATTAAGTGCCACGATTGTGGGCACCCATTCCAGTTTCCAAAACTTGGTTCCGGCATTCGCTCTGATAGAGCATCAACTTCAATAGATGGGCAAGAATTGCACGTTCCTATCAAGCCTAAAGGTGGGGAGGTATTTCCACAATTCCCAGGATTCTCAGTGAGGTTTTATAAATGACCCAACCAACCGAACGCCTCTGCGAGTGTGGACAGCCAGACAATTCCATTCGTCACTCTTTTACTGCGGCGAAAAGCGTTGACGCGCACGCATTCAAACCAACCGAACGCCGGGTAGCGGAGAGGCGCATTAAAGAAGTTCAAATGATGCGACTGCCAAAAAACTCGGCATACCCGAACTATTCTGAGTTGCATGTGGCAGATCACTGGTGCCCAAAAGCGGGATGCACTCCGATCTGTAATCGTCGCACCACCGGGGACCGCCGCAAGGTGGACTGGCACGCTCGCTACGATAAGCTGCTTGCGGTTGCAGAGTGGATGAATCGTGAGATCGACAACTACCACGACCACGATGATATGGGAGAGCAGAGACGTTGCAAGCTGTGTGCTGCTCAAACCAAATTCACCGCGCTGGAGAAAACCAATGGCTGACCCACGGAGAGAGAAGCTGCTTGAATATCTGCGCTGGCATCACGTAGGAGGAAAAACATCTGATGCTGCCGATAAGATTGAATCCCTCTACGCTCCCGCACCAGCCGAGAGCGAGGCGGAGTTGAGGGATAAACTAATTCAACTTCTGAAAGATCACAAGACCGGAGTGCTCGCTGAAGTTGTTGTCAACCAAATCCTCGCGCTGCTTCGCCCACAGCCCAAGCCGTCGCCGGAGGATTTGGAGCGGTTTCATGCAATCAAGGAAAATGCGTTGGCGAGTAAGCATAATGCCACTCCTGCGAATCCAAAGGCCGAGGAACATTGTTTTCTAGCGGCTAATGATATTCTATGGCTCCTCACCAAGCTCCTAGCCGCGTGGGGGAAAGGGGGTGAGGCGAAGTGAATAGCGTAGTAGAAATGACATCAGCCGAGGCAGTATCAGGACTGTTGGACATCGTTAAAGCACAAGAACCTATTTTAGACTGCACATACGGAAGCGGGGATTTCTGGATTGGTTCATCCCGCAAAGTTTATGGTTTGGACCTTGATCCTCTTCGGGCCAAGGATGAGCAAGCAGACTTCCGCTCCCTACGATTCAGTGATGGTGAGTACCCTACTGTCGTATTCGATCCCCCGTTTCATCCCTATGTAGGAAGTGCAGAAGAAACACAATTTAAGGGCATGGGGAAGAATGATAAAGAGTTGCGGACTAATTTCGATGCGGGTCTTAGAGAGTGCTGGCGGGTCACTTCTCGACACCTGCTGGTAAAGTGCCAAGGCTTTGTTCATAATCACACCCCGCAATGGATGCCCCTTTGGTGCATTCCTATTTGTGGAGAACCGTTTGAATGGTTGATTGTGGCGCGAGACCACAAAAGGATCAGTGGCCGCTGGATAAACACTTTCTCGCTTCGCAGAAATCACGCCGACTATTTGATATTTGATAAGCACGGAAATAAGAGGTAGGGGAGTAACGCCGAGCGGCGAACGAGTGTGAAGATGGGGGAGGTGAGGGGGATGGGCGATTTTTGTTGCCGTGAATGTTGGCGAGTTGTTAGTTGCTGGAAGTGCCATCGTTGCGTAGAACACTGCCCGCGATTATCTGGTGCTATACATACTTGTAAACCAGCGGCGGAATTAGAGCGGTTGGAGCGACGGAGGAAAAAGAAAGTAGGAGGCTCCCGATGAAGCGATGTCAGAAGTGCAAAGGAAAAGGAATGACGCCGTGGAAAAAGGAACCTTACTGCTTGTTTGGGGGGAAAGTGATAAGTATTCCAACTCGGTATAAATGCCCCGACTGCAAGGGCACCGGAAAGGTCAGCAAATGAGCGAACCAATCAAGCGCGAAGATGTGGAGAGGCTGAAACAGAGAGCAAAGGACGGCCCTATCTATTTTGCCAGAGATGAAATTATTCGACTCTGCGACGAGCTTATGGCGATGGACGAGCGCATCCGGCTGGCCGAGAAAGAACAAGAGCACATACTCAATGGCCCTCGGTGCGGTTGCGAATGCGAACCCTGCAAGTGCCATCGCCATTATAGGGCCGAGCGCGACTCCCTGAGGAAGCTGGCGGGGGAACTGGTGGGGGCGCTCAGGAATTGCAGACGAGATGCGAATATTCTCCTTCAGGTGCTTATGGCCCATCAGGAAAATACGCATGAATTCTTGGAAGAAGACGATGCCTCAATAGTAAATCAAATTGAGGAATCAATTTGAGATGACGGGTTATATGCAACCGCCCTTGAGTCGGCTCAGAAGGCGGGGATTGCTAATCCTTCCGCCTCCTAGCCTCACGGCGGTCATCGCCCCTCAGATGCCACCATTCCTCGACCTTGACCCCGGGGATTGAGCCACGCCTCTCGGAAGCGCGTCTGCGTTCAATCTGGAGGATGATCCGCTCCCGCTCATGCTGTGGAACTCCAGCTGCCATCATCGTGGCATCCCATTGCTCGTGTTCGTTCATGGAATTAACCTCGTTAGATTGACGCTGATATGCGCCAGTGAATAGAGTATCCCGGCTATTACGGTGCCGAGGGTTACGAGTGCCAGAATCCAGAGTTGGCGGGTGCTCATGTTAGCGGCCCTCCGCAGCGGCAATGGCGGCTCGAAGTGAATGCATTTCTTTAATAGTTACCCGCACAACGGCGCGACCTCGACTATCAAAATCGCATTCTGTAAACGGTTTTATGGCCTCCAAAAGACTAGGGGATGCGGCAAACAGGATTGCATCTTCAAGCCTATTCGCAAAGCCAATCGCCCCAGATTTGGAAGTTATTCCCGTGCGCGTTCCTCTCTCCCCTGGAATGCGTGGATCGTAAATGCTCCACGGTCCCGGCGTGTGCTTCGTGTTGCTCATTGTGCGTGCTCCTTGCCCTTGCGGGCGTTAGTTGGTTGCCCCAGGATTCTGCGCAATCCATTCGGCCAGTTCGGTCATAATGTCCTGCATTGGTTGCCCAACGTATACAGCCAAATCTCCCATGCTCATCAATCCGCCCGTATTGCGATGAATTTCTCGGAGCTTGGGATTTATCAGCGAGCGGATTTTCTCATCGACGGTCATACCCCCCCTATTTCGATTCGATCTTCACGCGGGCCTTCGGCTCATCCCACGTTGCGACGTGACAGGCTGGACATACATGCGGGCGTCCCGGCTTGCGCGGATACCAGGTCCAGTGGCACTTGAGACATTCTCGCTTTTTCATGTGACCTCCAGGTAAGCTGCGTTTGATTTGCGCTCGACAATAGCCCACTTGTTGTACATGGACTCGCGGACCGCAAACAGGACGTTGTACAGTTCGCGCAAGGTGTATGCGCCATTGCCGAGCGGATGGAATTCTCCGCCATTCTCGCCGCGATATTCCACCAACCGAAACCCGCACGGTCCATGCTCGACAAACAAATGCCCGTCCTGCGTGATGCGTTTTCCCTCGGCGGTCGTAATCCAGCCATCCTTCGGACGACCTAGCAGGTCATTCAGGATGCCAGCTTGCCGATCTACCATTGCCTTTGTGATGCGTTCCATATATTTTCCCCCCTGTAAAGTCTAATCGCTCCATGATGCCCATTGACCGCGCTATGCCTAGCGGCCCCGTTAGGGGATGATTCAACGGGCACGGACGCAGCGGTTAGGCCATGTTTTTCGCGGAGAACACTTCATCATAAATCCGCTGACCATTTTCGGAATCCGTTTCTTCGATGAGCGCAGACAGTACGGTGCAACCTTCGCCTTCTGCCAATCGAACCATCGCAGAATAAATATCGCCCAAATCTCGCTTGGTAATATTCGCTTGATCTTTCATCGCATCCCCCTTGTGTTTGGTGGTTAGCTGGCTGATATGCAATGCGTGCGTTCCCAATTCTGAAGCGCAACCATTGCTGGCATCCGAATCATATTCTGCTTTCGGAATTCTTCTGAAATGAATGTTACATCCTGTATGCGGCCATCCTTCAGGATTCCCGCACAGATCGTACCGCGCTTGTCGTGTACGACCTTGACATAACCATCTTCCAACTTGATTGATAAATGCCGATTCATGCATCCCCCTTGCGTGATTTGGTGTTGCTGTCCATGTTAGCGAGTACGTTCCCCGACACGTTCAACGTGGTACACGGTTGCATAGACCGAGCCTACGCGATATTCATTGCTCATATCGAGCGATGCATATTTGCGCGGCGTAAGTTTCATGCACCGGGTATAGAATGTCGTTGTGTATGGCTGAGAATCGTTTATAAAGTCGAACGTATCGCCAATGTTTAAATCTCTGAATCTGTATTCCATGTGCGCTCCCTTGTTTGATAACTTCTAACTACTCTGCGAGAATACACCTAACAAAATAGCTAGTCAATACTATGGTACTTATTACCATCAATAGTAGCATGATAATAAAGCAAATAGAATTATTCACGCTGAGCCAATAAAAACGGCATGTATAAAGCCGAATGTATATTCACTGAAATGCAGTCTTCAAGTGATTGAAACCTGGTTGAAATGAATAAATATACATACATTAAAAATAAAGCTTGCAATTGGGGAATATCTTGGGTATTTATGGGGTGTTCCAACATATCTTGTGGGCGGGCTGCAAGGTCCGCCCGCGTTGCCATGTTGGAGCGCAACGCGAGGGTATGTGAGAATATTCAAACCCAAACGCCATCGATCACACGCCGAGCGGCACAGCAAGCGAAACCGCCGGCAAGCAGCGCAACCAACTCAAGAGATCAACTGGAGTCAGCAAATACGGAAGGCAAAACGCCAGCTCGCGGAAGCTGTGCGGATAAACGCATTGCCGAAGGCCCAACGCGATAGCGTGCGGATCGATCACCCGATGTATTACAGAACGGACCTGCTGCCAACACAGAAGGCCCAGGTTGAACGATTGAAGGAACAACGGCTGTCAGTGCTCGGAAACAAGCAAGCAAGCCCACAATCAACCGATGACCAGTTACGGCGCACAGAACAGTGCGCGGACGATGCCAAGCAGTCAACGGGCGGATATAACCGCTCCACGCTAGAAGCGTAGGCGTCGATATAAAGGTAAATTGAGGCTGCTGAACAAGATGCAAGACATAACCTCCGCCAATGAGGGGTAGGGGAGTGTATTCCTTCCAGCAGTTCCAGAGCAGAGCGTACGCGGAGCGATTCTTCCGAGCGTAGCGAGTTAGTCAGTGAATCCAGACCGAAGGCTGAGCGTAGCGGATTATCAAATAGTTGACGCTGCTCTATCCTGCTTATGTTAGTATTGTTCCATTATGGGACGTACTAAGAATCCACGCACCGCTGCCGCTGTCCTAGCCCACAAACTAGCTGGAACTCCTCGCCATGCAATAGCCGCCGCATTAAATGTCTCCGAACAGACAGTCACCCGCTATTCAAATGAAGCCCTCGCTGAACTCGATCAAGGCTCATGGCTAGAGTTTCAGAGGTCCTTGGACGTAAGCGTGCCGAATGATCGCATCATAGACACACTGGACCGCAATATGGTGCAGACTGATCACCTGCCTACCAGCCAGAACGCAGTAATGCTCGCAGTGAAGCTGAAATACGGCAAGTTCATGCAGGATCAGGAGCCTAGCAGGGCAGCTAGTGTACCGCTGTTCTCTCTGCCTGCTGGGAGCAAGGTAGCGATACAGGTCGGGCCTGCGGTGCCAGCACGCAAGGATAGCGAGTAAACATGCTGCGGCACCAATAAACATTCGGGTGCCGGGTACCCCTCCGACAGGCGTAGGCTTATAGCTGGATATGGGTATATCCGCTTGCACGAGCCTGTAGTAATTTTCTTCACAGGTTTTGGGATCGTGACTTTCCACCGCCATTTTGTAAGATTGTGAAAATATGGATGTTGTATACACTATCTTTCCATGCGGACAAATGTTCACTAAAAATGTGGTTGATTTGTCCGTGTCCGAAAAGGTCCGTTTAGGTCCGAATTTATTTCCAACTTTTCAGGGATCGTAAATTTTCCTCGCCTTTGGTGGCATCGTGTACCAGATTGGTTACTGGTTGCATGGATTGCATAGATGTGCTAGATTACACCTTTAATGGTGGTGATGATGGAGAGAGCTAAAACTTTGAGGATCACGTTGTTTCCTGAGCCGTTATATCCCGGAGCTTTGTGCCCAATGCAGGAACTGAAGGCACCTGCTGGGTACGAGTTCACGGGGGAGTATCGACTTGCGAAGTACGGCGAATGGGTTTTACAGGCCGATGGAACGGCTCTTCGAGTGGTTTGCAATACAGACAATCAGTACTTCATCCTGCGGAAGTTGGAGAGCGCGAGGGAGCGGCGGGCGAGGTTGATGCAGCAATTGTTTCACGAATTTTATCGTCGAGTTAATATTACGGATTCCGCGACTCCGTGGATAGAGAGAACTGAGCTCATCTTCGCGGAGAACCCGGATGAGGTGAAGGGATGACACCAGATCAGTTCGATGCGGCGAGTCCAGAGGAGCGGAACGAGGCTATTGCGCTGGCGCTGGGGTGGAGTCACAGAGAAATCGGTATTGGCGTGCTCCCCGACTGGCAGGGCGATGATGGGCTTGCATTCAAGGAACTGTGGCCGGAGATTATAGCTATGCGTGACTCCGCATTCATTACATTTGCCTGCCGTCAACCGTACACTCCAAAGGAAAAGATTGTTGATGCGAGAGGAATATTTTCTGGAGACACATGGGCTCACGCGATCTGCAAGGCGTTTCTCGCGCTGAAGAAGCGGACGTGAAGGGATGACGGTATACATCTGCGTCCATTGCGGGATTATGCGTGACCAAATTCCTCAAAATGGGTGTTCGTGTTATCGGAATATGCGCTTTAAGGTTGAGGATCGCGCCGATCCGTCACACTGGAGAGTCGTGGAGTTGGAAGTTAAGGAAACCAATGCACATCAGGGTTAAGGTTCCGCAGGAGTTGCACCGCGATCTCAAGGCTGAGGCGGCACGCAAGGGAATGACCCTTGAGAAGTTCGTAGTTGACCGCCTGATTGGAGATTGGACCGAGCGGCTATCGCAGGAGAGGGGAGTGATGTCAAATGGTGTTGATCCAGGAACAAAATCGAGGGACCGCACAAAACGCGATTCTGTAACCGGGGAGCACCGAGCGGTTGAAACGAGTGCTATAGCGGGTTGCCCGAAGTGCGGGAATGCAAAAGTTAGACCCATCGGACGAGTGGATCGCAAATGGACCTGCGTTTGTGGGGAGGTTTACGCAGACGCTCCGAGCGGTAACGAGACTGCGGCGGCGTCGACGCCAATAATACCTAATTGGCCGATGGTTCTTAATGCCAAAGTTGCCCAAAACGAGCGACTCGCCCGCATCGCGGAGGGCTGGAACATGGACTCGCGGGACTGTACAGAGTGCGGTAAGGAGAGTGGGAAGTTGCACACCCTGAAATGCGAGGCGGGACTTCGGCTTGCTATAGCGGCCAGGGAGAAGATGAAATGATGCTCTCCCAAAACGCATTTGAAGAACTCAGGAAAAAATTTATACTCCCGTGGAAAATCCGCGAACGGAAAGGAAAGTATTATGGAACATGGATAGAGGATTCAGATGGGAATTCGATCTGTTGGTTCTGGGATCATCATACAAGAAATAATTCAGAACCAAAGCCATCTATCAGAGAAATTGCCTATTTTGGTCCCGGTTATACCGAAGAAGCATGGGCTGAATATTGCTGCGATTCCCATTGGGAATGTTCAGAAGATTATCAGGAAGCGATAGATTTTTTGGAATTGATTGAAATGCACATCAAGCACACCGAATCTAATTTTCTATGGAATGGATAGACAAATGTCCAAGGATAAGGGCCAGCCCAAGCTCGGCAACTTGCAGGTGCGCTCCACCTATGGGACAGTTCCAGCCAAGCGCATCCTGTGCGTGAAGTGCGGTCGGCCATCGACGGGAAGAAAGTGCAGCATTTGTATTCATGGGGAGCATGATTCGGAAAGTTCTTGACCTTTAAGCGGAAAAGGTTTAGAACTTGAACGTTACGGAACTGTTCACCGTATAAAGAGCAGCGTTCGATTTGTAGCCAGTCTTGTCTCAAAAAAGCATCGTTCAAATACATCCTTCCGGGCGCGAAACCCACATCACAGCAGTAGAAGCCCTATCTCTCATCAAAAGCGGAAATTATTGTTTTGCGGGTCGCCGCGACGGTAAACAGGTCGTTACCCCTGCCGGAATTCATCGTGTTGTTCTGTGGAATGGATCAAGCCGCGATAAAAATGCCATGCATGGACCGGGCGAAGTGAGGAGTTGATGCTGGAAGAGAGAACCTTGGTGCGTAATGAACCTTTTCGGGGATGGTATCTCGATGAGGTTGATGAGTGGAATTCGCTTTGGTTTGAGGATTCAAAATACCAACTAGCTTCGGAAGGCGCACATCTGCGAAGAAAGGCAGTTGCTATACTAGACAGAATAAGAGCACGGATTAAGGAGAACAATGAAGCAGTGGGAAGTTCATTATAAGCGGTTTCCGGGCGGCGTGCAGCACTCGCTCGTAGAGGCATCATCGCTTCTGAATGCCGAACTGGTTGGTAAATTGTGGTGCGAGAAAAAGACCCGCGAGGAAACCGGCGATGGCAGGCGCTATCAATTCCTGTTCGTGCGCGATCCCATTGTTGCCGATGAATCCATCCTCGGCTATGGTTCCACCGTGGAAATTGATGAGCCGGTAATCCCGAAGGCGGAACAGGTTTCTCCAGACGAGCAGCGCCGCCGCATCGAAGCGAACAAGGCTACTCAGCGCCAGGTTCCAGTACCGGAGAAGGGCATATTCCGCCAGATGGTGGATGATGCCAAACAAGCGATTGGCAACTAAGGCAAGTGCCCGCAATCAGAAGCACTTCGGCACCGAAGCGCAGACCGTCAAGCTGATTGATTGGGCATCTCCCAAGCAGCAGGAAGCATTCGAGTACGGACCAGCCCCGCTATGCTGTTCTGGCGGATTCGGGGCCGCGAAGAGCTATGCTCTCTGCCTCAAGGCATTGTATCTTTCCGATACCTTCCCGCAGAATCGTGGCGTGATTGCCAGGAAAGTGAGCAAGGAACTTGAAAGAACCACAATGGCCACGTTTTTCAAAATCTGCCCTCCGTCAGCTTACGATCCTGAATTCGGGGGACGTCGTGCTGACTCCGAGAATTATCTCAGGTTGGCCCGCTCTGGTTCTGAAATTTTATGGCTCCATTTGGATGACCCGGACATCGAAGGCGTTATCCGAGGACTTGAAATTAATTGGTTCTTCATCGACCAAGCCGAAGAAATCAAGGAAGAAGTCTTCGACATCCTGAGTTCCCGCCTCGGCAGGTGGGACCAGTGCAGGGTTCCCGATGAAGTAATGATGCGGGATACCGGATGCACCGATTTGGAGCAAGCGAGAAAGAAATGGCCGTGGAAGAATCCAATGGGCGGCATATTGCCGCCGGTATTCTCCATGATTGCCTGTAACCCCGATACTGAGCAGCATTGGATTTGGCGCAGGTTCCATGAGGATAGCCCGGACTGGCGGGATCGTTATTCCGCGCTCGGCTACAAGATGGTCAGCATGACATCGCGGGAGAACAAGTTTCTTCCGAAGCAGAACCTCGATGAAATGCTGAGCAAGGATGCCTCGTTCGTTCGCCGGTTTGTCGATGCGGAATGGGGCATACCGGAAGGGCAGATACACGAGATCAGGCCGGAAAGCATCGTCCCCGGAACGCCGGAGATTGTGGATTATATCAAGACCCGCTGTGTTCTCCATCGTACTTTGGATCACGGTGACGCCGCGCCGACTTGTTGTGTCTGGTGGGCGGTTGATCGAGATGGTAATGTTTTTGCTTACAGAGAGTATTACCAGCCTAATCGCCTGGTTTCAGATCATCGCAAAAACATCTCGGAACTATCCAAAGGCGAAAAGTACCAGATGCAGTTAGCCGATCCGAGCATGTTCTTTAAGACCATGCAGAAATACGGCGGGAGGTGGAGCTTTGCAGACGAATACGCAGACCGTTCCAGAACCCACGGATTTACTCCAGAGAACGCTATCGACTGGACTCCGGCGGATAACGACGAGCTTGGCACGCGAAATCTTATCAATGAACTCCTCCGACCTCAAGGTACTGGAGAACTGGATCGGGATGGAACTCCAGTCCCGCGCCTGCACCCAATCAGAAACGAGATGGGATTGTGGCCCCGGCTATTCTTCATTGAGCGAAGCGGGGATTATCCGAACGGATGCGTCGAACTCATCCGGCAAACCAAATCCCAGCGGAGGGAGCGAATCGGAACCGAGTTAGGCAAGCCGACATTCTCCGATGAGCGCGATACCTCCATGACGGACCATGCCTATGATACTCTTCGTTATTTTATCTCATGTCGTGTTGCGCTTCCTCAGCAGAAAGTCGTGAAGTATTCCAGCAAGTCGTTCATGGGCGTGCGCGATAATTACCTTCGCATGAAACGGCTCGGCCAGTTGCCGGGAACAGGAGTGCACGTTGGCGCGTAAAACCGATAAAGACCGCGTGAAGGAATGGAACTCACGCATCAGCGCGGCCAATAAGATCAATGAAAAGTGGGAAGAGGAGTATCGCTGCGATGAGCTATGGAAATATTACTTGGGCCATCAATGGAAAGGCCAATATGCTCCCGGCAAGGAACCCTATACGATCAACCTTGTATTTTCTTCCATCGCCATCCAGATGCCGACGCTGCTTTTCTACCATCCCCGCGTGAATGTAAAATCGCGGCCCGCCAAATTCGATGATGACCCGCAGGGCGCGGGTATGCGTGCCCAATTACGAGAAGATACGCTGAATACATTCATCCGCAATCCCATTGTGCGCTTCAAGGAAGAGACGCAACTGGCACTGCTCGAGTCCGACTTCCGCTTCGGAGTCGTGGAGATCGGATATTCCGCCGACTTCTCCGATAATCCGAATACTCCGACGAAGCCGATCATTGATGAGGATAGCCAGCAGGAAGCCGGAACGCTGCCTGCAAAATCGAAGATCATCAAGAACGAATCGCTATTTGTGAAGCGCATTCCGGCGAAGCAGTTTCGAGTCTCCATCAATGCCAAGAACAGTCTGGAGCAGGCCGATTGGTGCGGATATTTTGAATGGATGTATCCCGCAGATATTAAGGCCAACCCGCGCTATAAAAACACATCGACTATTAAATCCAGCGGGAAAATCAGCAATGACCTCTATGCCGCTCCTGCAACGGAAGGCGAAGAGGAAAAGGAAAAGTACCGCAACCAGTTGAAGGTATGGAAGATTTGGGACTTGCGGGCCAAGAAGCGATATATTTTCCAGGATGGCGGCGAGAAATTCTTCCTCGAAGAGGATATGGATACCATGCGCGATGGCCGTGCCATCCTTCCGCTCGAAGCATATAAGCAGTTTGAGCGGCTCGATGAATTCCTTCCGCTGCCTCCGGTATATAACTGGCTATCCCCGCAGAACGAATTGAATGAGACGCGGGAGATGCAGAAGATTCATCGCCAGCGGTTCCGCCGCGCCTATGAATGCACCAACGCGGTTGATGATGGAGAGCTTCGCAAGTTTGAGGAACCTGTCGATGGAAGAATCATTAAGGTTCCCTCCATTGGTTCCATTGCTCCAATTGCCGATGCCCCGCTTGGACCCGATGTTTCCGCAGCCTATCCGCTTTCCAAGGAAGATTTCAGGGAGATTTCCGGGGTGAGCGCGGAGCAGCGCGGCCTTGCGGAATCGGATACCGCTACGCAGGCTAATATCATCAATGCGAATTCACAGATACGCGAATCATTCTCCAAGGTCGGCGTGGCCGATTGGCTTGCCCGCATCGCTTATAAGATGATGCTGATTCTCGAAAAGCGGATGTCGCTTCCATTTTGGGTAAAGCTCAATGCCGATCAGTACGAGCAGAATTATCAGGCAGATATTGTGGAGACTGGAAATACCTGGAAGAAAATCACCACGGAGGATTTGGGCGATTCGATGAATTATGATGTCTCCGTGGATGTCGATTCATTGAGTCCATCTACCGATGCAGGCGAGCGGCAATCGTGGACGCAGGTGCTCATGGTGCTGGCGAATCCGCAGATTCTTCCGGTACTTCTGGCCTCCGACCTCATACTTCGCAAGACGCTTTCCTATTATGGAATCAAGAACGAAAAGGAAATCGAGGCATTAAAAGAATTGGGCATGACACTGCTCAAGCAGATGGCCGCTGCCGCCGCACAGCAGATGCAGATGCAGCAGCAGGCAATGGCAATTAAACATCCGGTTGGCGCAATCGCTCAAGGTGCCGGTCCCGGCCCGACTCCCGGCATGGGAGATATTCAAGGGCAAATTGCCATGCAACCACAAGGGAATCCACTGCAATGAACGTGCCGATGTGCCTGGAATGCGGTCACTGCCATTTCAAGGAATCGCCGCATGTTAAAGGCCCGGAATATCAGCCATTCAAGCCGTATGTGGATTACATGCTGGATGCGAAGCCAGTCTATGTGGACTCTCCGCGCACGCGGGAACGCTGGATGAAAACGAATAAACTGGATTGGGCACCGCGCCGCCATCCTGACGATATTGCTCATTCGATTTGGAAACGAAAACAAGGAGAACGCTAATGCTTCCTAACAAGACACCTTCCACGCCGACTATGCAGGGAAAGATGACTCCTCCGGGTACGCACTATGGCGGATTGAAAACTCCTGCTCCGGGCGGGGCTGGTGCGGCATCCAGCAATCGCTTCGGGAATTCCCCGCTCAAGCAGATGCTTTCCAAGCACAAGAAGATGGGGAAGCTGAAATCCGGCGCATCCATGACGCAGGATCGCAAGACGCTCAAACCCGGATTCGCGCCGGAAAAGGGTCCGGTCGGAGATTAGCCATGCCATCGAAGAGCAAGGCGCAGCAGGAATTTATGGCAATCTGCGAACATGATCCGCAGCACGCGCAGGGGAAGTGCCCGGATATGACTCACCAGCAGTTACACGATTTTGCGGCAACGCCGCGCAAGGGTTTACCCGCTCATATCTCGAATCTAAAAAGAGCGGGAAAGTTGAAGAGGAGTAAGTAGCATGGCAGAAGAAGATAAGCTGCCTACGTTTGACGAGTCGTTTAAGGCCGCAGTGGAACAGCACTCCGCACCAGCGGAGCGAGCGGCTGTGCCTGAACCGGCATCAAGCGAGCCAGCACAGCAAACCCCGGACGAGCCACAAGCGCAAGCCCCGGTGGACGATGGCGCTGAATTACTGAGCAAGGAAGAGATTGAAAAGCTGAAGGACGATCCAGCAAAGTTGGAGGCCGGATTCAAGAGCGCCTTTACCAAAAAGACTCAAGAGCTGGCCGAGCAGCGCAAGCAACTGGAACCCTATCAGCAGTTAATTCGCTCGTATGAAACCGATCCGAAGGGAACGGTAAAGCAACTCTATGAGCATTTCTTTCCGCAACAGGACGCAACTCCGAAGCAGGCCGCTCAAGCCACGAATGCTTTCCTCGATCAGTTGAGGACCGGGCTTGGGCCTGAATTGAGCTTTCTGGCAGACCGCATGGCTCCGGCATTAGAGAACCTGATGCAAAGCTATGTGGGAAATCAGATTGCCCCGGTTCAGGAACGGCTGGAGGCGGAAGCAGCGGAGCGGGAAGTGAATGCGGAACTCTCCGCATTTGAGGTGAAGCACCCGGATTGGAAACAGCACGAGGAAAAGATGGCTGAGATTGGCCGTCGCTTTCATCCTGCTCCCGATCCGCTTACGGGCCAGCCTCCTTCAACGGAAGAGTACATGGATACGCTTTACAAGTTGGCGACGTTTGATATTTCAAATGCCGCAAAGGAAACGGAAATGCTCAAGCGAATGACTGCATCAGCCGGAAAATCGGAATCTCCAAGCTCGGGAACGCCAGAAAACCGCGTGGCTAAGACACCCGCCAAGCTCCCGACATTCGAGGAAGCGTTTGCAGATGCGAAAAAGGGAGTTCGGTACGAATATTAGCCCACGCAGAAGGGGCTAAATCATGGCAATTCCGTCAGCTTTGACGTTGAATTATGATGCCGTGCTCAGCACGACACTATTCAACTATCACAAAAATATCGAGGACCAGATCAGTACCTCGAACTTCTTCCTGTATAAAATCATGAAGATGAATTCGATGTATGAGACGGTCAGCGACTTGGGCGACCGCGCACAGATTCCGCTCATGTATGCCTTGGGTACGGCGGATTCCTATTCGGGATACGATCAGTTGGATACGACCCCGATGGACGGCATCACTTCGGCATTCTGGAATTGGGCGCAATGCGCGATTCCGATTGCTATTTCCGGCCTGGATGAGAAGAAGAATTCCGGCTCCGATACCAAACTGGCCGATCTCTTGAAGGCCAAGACCAAGCAGGCGGTGCTCGGAATTCAGGACTATTTTGGCCGCGCCTTGCTGCAAGGGAACGGTCCCAATACGGCAACGGCAATCACCACGGGCCGCACGTCTCCGAATAACGGTTCGGTATTCATCGACCCGCTGGCTTTGCTCGTGAAGTACGATCCGACCACTAGCACGACCATCGGGAACATCAACCAGAGCACCTATTCATGGTGGCAGAATCAGAGCAAATCCGGCGGCTCCGGGGCTACGACTTATGCGGGCTTCCTCACGGAAATCTCGCACCTGTTCAATCAATGCTCCATCGGACCCGGCGGCTCTCCCGATGTCCACCTGACCGATCAGAGCACTTTCGAGTTTTACGAAGGCGCTCTCCGTTCGCAGAATCGCTACAACGACTATCGCAAGGCCGATATTCCGTTCGAGAACCTGGTGTTTCGCGGCCAGCCGGTCACATGGGATCAGTTCATTCCCGATGTGAAGAATGGCACGATCACTCAGTCCACCGCGAGCGGAACATGGTACATGATCAATTCGCAGTTCTGGAGCTTGAAGTATCACTCGGATACGAACTTCACTCCGACCCCGTTCATCAAGCCGGAGAACCAGGATGCGAAAGTCGCTCAAATCCTCTGGTTGGGAGCATTGACCGTTTCCAACCGGCGCAAACATGGAGTGCTGGGCGGTATTACCACGACCATCGCATCCTAATCGTCCTGATACGGTTTCCCTATCAATTCGGGGAGGCGAAGGTATCAGGGCCGAGGCTTCCCCATAACCGGGCTTGCGCCCAAGGAGGATCACTACCATGATGTTTCAACGGATCAACGCTGGAACCGCCGAGCGCGTATTCCAGATTGTGTTTAACGTGGCTGGCGGCACGGTGACGGCAAACTACCCGGTTTGCTGGGATCAGTCATCCACGGCTGACGGCGTGCGCGTGACTCAGCCGATCACGGCGAATCTCTCGCTGCTGGTCGGTATCGCCACTGCCGACATCACCAACTCATCGTATGGAAAGGTTCAGTGCTACGGATACCGCGCAAGCGCATTCGTAACCGCTGACACTTCTCAGGCGGTGAACAATGGCGACATCCTGATTCCCGTAACGGGCCAGTATTACTTGACCCGCTCGGCGGCTTCGGATGGCAAGAGCGGATTCATCTATGCGGCAGGCGGCTCCGGCACCATCGCCTATGCGACGATGACCACGCCTGTTGCGGCCAACAAGGCCGTCCTGATTCGGATGCTGTAAGGAATCCTGCTTGCAACAGGAGGGGTCCTCCGCATAGCCCCAGCGATATAATGTATGTGGAAGGCTTCCGCCCCTGAGCCGCAATCAGGGGCAATAAAAAGGAGTGCTATGGCAACCAAACCACACGAAGCAAAAGTACCGAAGGCGCATCCGCCAACCGTTGATGATCTATTGAAGCGAATCGAAGCTCTCGAAGCGCGTCTATCGCATGTGGAGAATTCCACCGGATTCAAGAAGCATGAGGAACCAACGGCCTAACTATGCCCCTGCAACTCCAACTGGAAACGAGCGCATACTGCAACGCCAAGTGCATCTTCTGTCCATATCCGACTATGAAGCGTCCGCACGGGTTCATGGATATGGCGTTGTTCCACAAGATCATTGATGATGCGGCAACCATCCCGTTGATTGAGGATATTACTCTCACGGGGTTGGGCGAGCCGCTGCTCGACAAGCGTATCGTTGAGCGCGTGCGTTACATCCGCCAGAAAGTAAAGCCGAACGTCACGGTAACGGCCTATACTAACGGAACATTTCTGACCGAGCAGATGGCCCGCGATTTGGTAGATGCTGGACTATCCATCCTCTATGTCAGCATGAACGCGATTGATGCTCGTCGCCGCAGCGCAATTATGAAGCTCGATGACTTCGATAAGGTGGTCGATCAGACCCGCAAGGCCATCGAGATATTCAAGACTTTCGGTTCCAATCAGAGTGTGGTGGTGAAGGCAATCCAGGAAAAGGACTTGATGGAGTCTACGGACCCTGAGCGGTTCCTGGAAATGTGGGGTGGGCCTGTTGATCTCGGCGGAAATGGTTTTCTGCACATGGAAGGAAATTGGGCCGGGGCCATGCGGCCCATGCGAGTCCTGCCGGAGACAGCCTGCAACCGCGCCATTGGCGAAATTATGGTGCTGTGGGATGGCCGGGTATCGCTCTGCTGCTTCGATGGCGAGGGTGAAGTAATTTTCGGGGATTTCAATAAGCAGACCATTCGGGAAGTATACAATTCAGAAAAGGCCCTCAATTACCGCGTGGCTCACGCGGAGGGCCGTAGGGGGTCGCTTCCCCTGTGTTCAACCTGTACGGCTATCTAGTGGAGGAAAATGCCGCGACTCAACGGTCAAGTATTAGATGAGATAGTTCAACCAATCATCCCGCCAGCGGATATTCGCTTTCAGGAAAACTTCGGGAAGTATATGGGCAAGCGCAACCTGAATGTGGGGGCTGCGCTCCGAAGATTCACGCGGTTTATTCATCTCGACTGCGATCCTCGCACACAACCGGACATCCTGCATGACCTTGAGGTAACGCCGCTTCCATTCCCTGATAATGAGTTTGACTGCATCATGGGGAGCCATGTATTCGAGCACATCAAGAACTTCGTGCCGCTCATGGAGGAGTTTCATCGCATCCTGAAACCGGGCGGTTATCTCATCGGCATTACGCCATATATGACCTCAAACGATGCTTGGGCCTGCCCGCACCATGTTCGGGCATTCGATGAGAATACCTGGTATTATTTTGACCAGAACCTTTATACCGAGCAGGAGATTGATTCGGCTGGGTACGGAGCTTGGCAGAACTATCGCGCAAACTTCAAGGTTGAGCAGGTGATTCTCATTCCCTACGAAGAGCAGTTGCAGTGCGCTCAGGAAAACCCTGTGGAGTTCGAGTTTCGCAAAAAACACTATTTCAACATCATCCGTGAGATTCACGGAATATTGAGGAAGGTATAAATGGAAGATTTGACATGCGCTATCCCCGAAGGCAAAGAGGACTATATTCTCTATGCCTGCAATTCCTGCGGACGCCTGTTCGATACGGAAGCCGAAACGAAATCCATCAAGACTGGTGCAGTATGCGAATGCGGCAGCACGCGCTATCGGCCAACCAAGAATATCGACGCCGAGCAGAACGATGCTGGCGACTATGTGGTGAATGGCCGCTATAACGAGAACATCGTGATTCCGAAGGCGGTCTTCGAGTCGGTCTATAAACCTGCGGAGGTGGTTGATTGAGCAAGATCATCTTTGCCTCCCCGACCTATGGAGCGGTGGAACCTGCGGCAATCATTTCTCAGCGGGCGGCCATTATGCACGCTGGAAATTACGGGCATCATTGGGTTGGAGATGCTTCCCCGGACAAATGTACCTTCACCGTGGCCCGTGGGAATATCGCGCAATGCGCCATTGATTCCGATGCGGATTATGTTTTCTGGTGCGACAGCGACATAGTTCTGCCGCAATATGCGATCACGCAGCTTCTGGCCGATAAGCAGGACTTCGTAACAGGCATCTATTTCCAGAAGGTCGGTGAGCATTGGCCGCTGATTGCCAACTTCGATTCCGTCGGGAAGAAATATAACTGGATGGTGCTCTGGCCTGAAAACGTGGTTGCTCCAATCGACGGCTGCGGATTTGGCTGTGTCCTGACCAGCACGAAGATGCTGCGGGACATTAAGGCCATGTGGGAGCGCGAGCATCCAGTGCCGCAAGGAATGACGGAGAACGAGATCAGGGAACACGCGAATCCCTGGTTCGAGTTTGCCAAGTTCAGCGAAGATTTTGAGTTCTGCCAACGGGCAAAAAGGGCTGGTTATCAACTCCATGTTGATACGGCTGTTATTTGCGGGCACCTGCCGCCGCCTCCCGCAATCGGCTTTGACCACTTCAAGGCCAAACATCCTGAATTCTTTGGAGGCAAACAAAATGGCAATCTCAAGCAATCCAATGGACAAGCGGGAGCACTGGTTCTTCATTCGGAACGGGAGTGCGGGACCATTCAACCAGAAAGCATGGCAACGCTACCCGGCTAACATGGTGAGCTATGACCCCGCTGACCCTGATATGGATTGGGAGCCGGTTGCGAATGAGAACTTTTGGGCCGATGATCCCGGATATATTACCCAATATACTTGGGATACCGGTGGTCCAGCCAAGGTGACAAAGTTTGAATTCATCGACGGCCCTGCACCGGACTTTATGAGCCTTGGCCTGATGGATTTCGATTACCGAGGCATCGGCGCTTGAACCTCGGGCAGATGCGGTCGGCGGTATTAACTCGATTGGGCGAGGATACCGTCGCGCCTATCTATTGGTCAGACGATGATGTAAACGAGGCCATAAATGATGGTTATGAAGAACTCTCCGATGCCTCTGAGTGGTACGAACGCAGCGCGAACATCCCATTTCTTTCCAATCTGCGGTACTTCGATCTTAGGACTGCATTGGGAGACGATACCTTCCTGTCTCCCCGCAGGGCTTTCAACCCCAACACAAACTGGTGGCTCAAGCCAAGCGATCCCCGAGACCTCGATTTCCATACCTACCGCCGATGGGAAATCAATTTGGGCACGCCTCAAAGGATTATTCAAAGGGGCCTTTTTTATATAGGCATATTCCCGCTCCAAAATGGCGATGCCGGATTGATGAAGTTCTGGTACTCGGCCATGCCGCCAGCCTTGATCACTGACGCCGATGAGCCGCCTTTTCCTCAAGAATTTCATCAGGGGATTATCGAATATGCGCTATTCGATCTTATGGGGCAGGAGAGCCAAACCTCCAAGGCGCTCGTCCATTGGGAACAGTATCAAAAGATCGAGAACGATTTCATTCAATACGTCAATAAGCGAATTTCCACGGATAGGCTAGATTCACTCCATGAAATTTCTGTCCTCGGTCGCCAGTGATGTTCTGAAGCGTCTTGGTGATACCTCCGAAAAAATATGGTCGACCACGGAAGTCAGGAATTACCTCCAAGAGGGCTATGACCAATTGGCGATGCAAAGCCTATGTTTTTGGTCGCAAGCCTACCTTGACGATAAACTGACAACCGGAAACTTCACTTCGGACTTTGAAAGCGATTGGTTTGATGGAGGCGATGTCCGCTACCGCCGATTTGCCTATACCTGCCTACTGGATGCAGATTGGGTAGCCGAAGGCGATCTCGATTATGGCCCCACTAATCATACGGCGGGATGGGAAGGGCTTACCTATATAACCGAGGCTTATTATGTGGCCCTTGAGGATTTGCCGGATGACCTCTATGAGATTGAACGTTCCACATGGAACTATGCCCGGATCGAGCCGCTGCGTTCCGTGGAACTGGAACTAAACGATTCCCGCTATCAGTTGAATAATGGCGAAGTATTGGGGTATGCACAGGACAAGGATGGATTGGGGAAATTCCGTAAATGGCGCATCCCGTCAGCAGCGGCAGATACCTATATGATCACCGATCCATGCCGGGGAATTCTCCGCAATCCGAGCGATATTTCAACCGAAACGGTTCACGGCTCATGGGGAATTCCCCGAAGGATACCGACTCAGCCAGCCGTGGCAGAAACATGGTGGGGACTTCCCCGCCGTCCATTCAAGGATGGACATAATACGAAGGTCGAATACTTCTCTCGCGGGAAAACATTGAACACGGATCAGCCCTTCGATCTCCCCGACCGCTATGTTAAATATGTGCGGCATTATGCGCTCTGGAAGGCGCTCGAAAGAAACGGCCCTGGGCAGGATATTAAATTGGGGCAACACTGGAAAGGAAGATTCGATGATGGAGTCGCCAGAATGATTCGGCGGCGGCAGTCACTTACGAGCAATCGGCAGAGAGTTTTAGGAGATACGTTGCTTCCCTTTGGCCCTCCTCCGAGGCCAAAATATCCTTGGAATTATGGGCAGGTGGTCAGATGAGCGTCATTTATGAAAAGGTAGTTGCGGAAGATTTGAACCTTGGGACCGGAACGGCATCCGTAACCAATCCAGCAGGCGGAACACTTACCGGAACGCAGATCAATATGCAGACATTCCGGCCTCAAGCATACCAGGAAGCCGCCGCCATTTCCGGTGGTGACTTTTCTTCAAAGGTTGCCGCTGCCGCTCACAAATTGCCTTCCACTGGCGGAATCGTAGATGCCCGGGGACTCAACGCTTCGCAAGTTGCCAGCACCGATCCATTCTCCGGTATCACCGTCCCAATACATCTGCTGTTGGGACAATGCAGCATAGCCGCCGCAACTGCTTGGAATCCTGTGGCGGGATCGAGAATAAGCGGGGATGGAACCGGACTGGCTAAACTGATATGGAGCGACCCGACCATAAACGGCATCGTCCTTCTGAGCAATAGCTCGGTTTCCGGCCTCTATCTTCAAGGTCCGAATACTGGGAACTTTGGGCAAGAGGGAACGGCGATCACTACGGGGGGAAGTTCACAGCACGACATTACCATCGAAAACAACGTAATCAGCCAATGGAGCGGGTATTGCGTTAATACCGGAAACTCAGGGAACTATTCGATTACAATTCGGAACAACTTCTTTGATCGAACGCTTCAAGATGGCGGTGTGCTCATTAACCCAACCATCCATGATTGCAAGGTTCAGGGCAATCGCTTCTTCCAGATCGCCTATAACGGCGTTGACATGAGTGGGTACAACAATATCGTCACTGGAAATACGTTTGATCAATGCGGATTCGATACCGCCGCCAGCGATCCGGCAACTGATCACTGGTCCATACTGATCTCTGCTTATGGAAGTCACGATGCTATCAACAATGTAGTTTCGAATAATGTGATCAGCAATACCAGAGCATCCGGGATAGAGGTAAGGGCTTTAACCGGCCTGAATGCCTCATACAATACGATTTCTAACAACACTGTTTATAGCGGAACATCGACCGGAGCGGGGGCGGGGGCAATTGCCCTGGATGGTTCTCCTGGAGGCCATGTTGACTATAACACGGTGGTTGGAAATAGCGTTCATGGTAATTCGACGCATGGCATCGTGCTATATGGGGTCGGCGCAAGCAGCATGATCGGGAATATAGTAATGGGGAATTTGGTTACTGGAAATGCTCAGACTGGAATTCTCTTGGCCGATAACGCTATCAAATCGCCAATAGTCTCTAACACAGTTATCGGCAACAACACGAATGGCACTGCTGGACAGGGAGGGATCGTCGTTTCCTCATCTGCGGCCACGGATAACTATATCGTCGCAAATGAAGTCAGCGGAAACACCACGAATCAGGTTTTGGATAGCGGAGTCAGAACTATTTTCGGAGGCTCCGCAATTGGAAATCGCATCGTTGTTGATGGCATATCTGGAACCGCAAAGGTAATTGATATTTCCGATAAAAACTCCAGCGGTTTCGCGGCTGGATATACGCGGATTGGAACAGGGGCAGGAACGGCGGGAGATGCCCAATTTGGAATTCAGCCGACCGGAGGAGCCACGTTTGCATTCGATGGAACGAGTAACGGAACATTTTCCAATCCAGGAATTATGCAGGTGGCGGGAACGCTGCAAATATCATCGCCTAGCAATATCACTCTTGCAAATGGGGCAAACAATAACCTCGCAGCGACAAATAAAAGCTGGCTCAGACTTTCCGGTCCAACCGGGGCATTCAGCATTAGCGGGTTTTCCGGTGGAATTCAGGGGCAAGTCCTATATGTTTTCAATACGACATCTCAGCAAATGACCCTTAAAAATGCCACTGGATCATCGGCAGGGAATCAGATTTCTACGCTAACTGGAGCGGATGTGGTGCTTCGTGCTGGAACAAGTTTTGCCACATTTATCTATGACACAGCGTCAACTTCCTGGAACTTGATAGGGACCAATTAAAGTGCCGAGCAGCTTATACAGACGCGACTTTTCCGGTGGTTGGAATCCGAGCATGGATGCGGTGAATGGCTCGCCTCGCGCACTACTGCGGATGGACAACTGCATCCTGGATGAGGAGGGCGTTGTATCGTTACGGCTCGGATCCCAGAAATTAAATGCCACGGCATTTTCCACTAAGAATGTTGATTCGCTCTATGCGGTAAACCTGAACGGAACAAAGTATCGATTCGGTCAAGGTTCGGGAAGCCTCTATGTAGACGTTGGGGCGGCTGGAAATTATCTGGCGTTGCAGAGCGGCTTTGATACGGCACTCGATATTCAATTTTCGAGTTACTTGGGGCAAATCTTCTTTGCTTCAGGAGGCAATAAATATAAGTATGACGGCACGCTGAGAGCATGGGGAATTTCCGCGCCGTCCGATACCCCGACAACTTCATTTGCGGGAGCGGGAATTGCACTAACTGGAACATATACCTGGTTGATTGTGTATGTTAGGGATAATGGTTCCTATGTAGCCCAAAGCGGTCCATCGCATCCTAGCGTGAGCGCATCTCCAGTGGCGCAAGCTGTTCAAATAGCCTGTAATAATCCTACCGATACGCAGGTCAATCAAATATGGCTCTTTAGATCAGGCAACACGCTGGATCAGTATTATCAGGTTGCAATCAAGACCGTCACCTCATGGACCGGAACCACAACAATTGATGATCCGTCGACTGATGCCGCTGCCTTGACGGTGGATGTTAAATTGGAGAGCGATAACCAAACTCCTCCCGATAACGTAGTGGACATTTCCGAGGATTATTACAATCGAATCTTTGTGCTTACCTCCGATGGAACTGTATGGCCGTCTCGGCAACTTGATCCCGATTCTTTTTCCACCGGGCAGGCATTAAAGGTGTTTGGTAAAACGGAAGTCGGCTACTGGATACAGAAGACATTTGGCGGTCTATATGTCGGAACTTCGAAGGACATCTATCGTATCGAGGGAGACGGCGCGGAATATCCTGACGGAACGATTAACTTTGTCCTGACTCCCATGAACGTGAATAGTCCGCCCGTTGATATGTGCTTGGCGACGGATGGGAACATATTGATCTATCGGGCGAGCGACGGCCCAAGATTATTTGCAGGGCAATCATCAACCCCAATTCGCGGAGATACTGATCTGCTTTGGAAAGGATATACCCGCCACGGAGTTTCCCCGGTAAACTCGACCGAAGGAAGCAGATTCCGCTCTGCAATTGCCGCTGGAAACCTTTACATGCTGATTCCCGAAGGCGCAGATACGACCACGAGCGCCGTCTATCGCTATAACATGGCGAAGCAGAGATGGTATCGGCACATCTATCCGCCAGCCTTCCGTTCTATCTATAGGGAACCTGATGGAACTTTGGTCGCCGGGGATGCATTCGGGTTCGTGAGAAAACTGGAAACCGGATCAACGGATGATGGTTCGGCTATTCCGTTCACAATCTGGACTCCAATTGAGGATGATGGGAAGCCGCTAAACAGGAAAATCCCGCAACGCTTGCGGCTGAGACTCGATACCGGAAACTCGACAATCGGGTGTGCAGGATTGCTGGAGGGAAGCACCTCGCAAGCCTTTAACATAAATTCAGTCCAAAACGGAGAAGCCTTTTCGGATAATGACCTGACTGGCGTGAATGCGTTTACCCAAGTCCAATTGCAAATTACAGGAAGCAGTTCGGCATTCAAACTCTACGAATATGCACTGGAGTATGCCGACCTTCCTACGCAGACATGGGGAAAGATGAATCCGGTGAACCTCGGCAGCAGTGCAAAAAAGGAATTCACCGGAATCCAAATACGGGCATGCACGCTCAATCAGCACAGGACATTTACGCCAATCGTGGATAATATTTCATATCAGCCCTTGACCATATCCACGGTGGACGACTATCCAAAGAGCTTTACCGTGCAACTTCCGACTCCGGTTTTAGGAAATGAAATTCGCTGGACGGTTGATGGGAACATCGAGCTATACGACTGGAAGCCGAATGTTTCTTTTACGCTTCCCTATCCTGTTACAACATACGACTTCGGCCCAATCGACCTCGGATCGGAGCAGCTATTTTGGATACGGCGTTTTGTGGTAAAAGCGTATTCCCCGGCTGGTTTGACCCTGATTCCATATTTAGATGGAGTCGAATTCACGAGTTCATCGGCTAAGGTAGTTGCCAATCAGGTAGAGCGTTACGATTTCGCAATGGGACGCGAGTGCAAGTGCGAGCAGTTGAGCAATGTTCGGATCACTGCCGGAGGGCATGAGTTCAGCATTTATTCATTGCAGATATTCTTCCGTCCCGCTGGAGGAGAGATTCAAAGAAAAGTCGTGGAAGTGCAATGAGCCGCGTTCCTTCCATTCTGTCATTGGAGGAGGTTCAGCAAAGTTTCCGGGATATGTGGGCGTTGATTTCTCCTCTCCTGACCGGGAACTTGAACATGAAGGGCCGCAGGATCATCAATCTTGGGGCGGGAACGGATTCGACTGATGCCGCGACTGTGGCGCAGGCCCTTTCTGCAAGAATTGATGTTTTTGCGAATCGCGGGCAGGCCGCGTTTTATCCCAATCAATATTTTACTGCCAGCGATAGGAATTATCTCACCTGGCTTTCGAACGGAACGAATTGGGTTTATGCCTATGGAAGATATAAGCGCACACAGGCACAACTTTCCGCGCTGGCATCCACGCTCACTTCGACTGATGCTTTACTGGAAGTTGAAGTAACCGATTATTCCCATGTACTCCGCTGGACTGCGAGCGTGTGGGAATTCCATCCCCTCGATGATGGAAGCAATTATTTTCGCGATGCGGAGACAGCCCCGAATCGTGGCACTTGGCAGCTTTGCGATGGCACTACGGTCAATGTGCTCAATGGTGATGGAACCACATCATCTATTGTCACTCGGAACCTCACGGGGCACCATCGCAAGTCCGTGGCAGCATCTCCCGGATTAGCAGCGGCAATAGCTCCGGGAATCAGCGGATCGACGGCTACAGAGGCCGCGCACACGCATGGGGTAACGATTACTTCGGGAGCGCCGAGCGCCACGGCAACCGTCGATAATACACTAGCCGGAAGTACAACCACTGTCGGTAATGCGATTCATACGCATGTGGTGAATGGGAATACCGGAGCGGGGTCGGCTCATTTGCACGCGGTTGGGACATTGGCAGTCGATGCCACGGGAGAGCCAGCAGTCTACAAGGTGCTTACTTATTTGAGGAGATAGATATGATCCCTATTGCAGCACCATCAACCGGATCGGGAGCATTGGCCGGGATTTCCGGTGCGCTTGGGCCTGTTGGTGCTGGAATCCAGGTTGGGCAGGGAGTAGCATCCCTCATTGACCGAATTGTCCCCCCCGGACTTTCTCCAGCACAGAAGATGTCCAAGTTTCAGGATGCCGCTACCAAGGCAATCAGAGACTTGGATTCTCAGGTTAGCCAAGCCAGAGCCGATGGCACACTCGACGCGCAGCCGTGGCTATTAAAAAGTTTCCAGGATCAAGCGAGCACATGGGCAAAGGGTTTGCAGCAGGTTGCCGCACAGAATGGCAAGGCTGGAACGGCTGGCCTGAATACAATGTCATGGCTGAATAACCTATCATGGGCACCACCGGGCGGATTTATTAACTCGGCTATGCCTACCACAAATGGAAGTACGCCTCCATTTGCCGGGGGAACTTCTTCTGGAGCGGGCGGTGTATTGGCGAATGTCTTGAAAGCGGGTTTAGGGATTGGAGGAAGTATGCCGGGTGGAACTGGAACTGGTGGTGGAACTGGAGTAGGCGGAAGCGGAGTTAGTCCAGCAGCAGCTGCTTTATTGGCCGCATTGGGCTTTACGGGCAGCGCACTAACTGCGACTAAAAATACAACGAATCAATCAACCTCTAGCGGGAATTCCAATATCTCCAGTTCATCGCTTCCTCAGACTTCCCCGGAATTCGGGCCGCTAAAAAATATATTATTGAGTACCATTCAGGACCGGATTTCTGGCGGTGGATTGCCCGCTGGAACGCTTGAGAGCGGAATCAACAATATCAATCAGACTTCGGACCTTGGGATGCAGGGAATTAATAATGGTCTGACCGCTCGCGGACTATCCGGTTCTCCCATAGCAGGGAATGCTATTCTACAAAATAATCTAGCGCGACAGGGCCAGATCAGCACTTTCCAAAATGTACAGATACCACAAATGCAAAATGCAATGCAGTTGCAGAACTTGGGACTTGGCGCTGGCTTATTGGGATTCGGTCAGGGTACCATAAACAATTCCACAGGAAGCACTTCTTCAAATACAACCGGAACTGGGACCGCTGGCACTAATCCACTCGGCGCTGGACTGAATAGTGGCGCTGGACTGCTAGCTCTATTATATGGCATGGGTTCTTTTAACAATAAAGGGAACATGGGGAATACTAATCCATTAAGCGGATGGCCGGGAGGGGGAGGGATTTACTGATGTCTACCGTTGCTGAAATGTTTGCGCTTGGGCGACGCTTGAAGATGGAGCAAGACAGGAATGCCCGTGAGAACGATGCGCGAGATATTCAGATCAAAGAAGCCAAGCTCCGCATGAATCAGTTGCAGCATGAGGCGGATAAAGCAGATTTTCAAGCGCAATACGGCATTAATCATGAAACTGCTACCGCTATGACTGGCCAGCCTACCCCGGCTCCTCCTCCCGTGCCGTGGAATGCTCAAGCAGCACCTATCGGAACTAGCCTTTCGCCATCTCCTATAATGGGAACCAATGTTCCGGCAACGCCTCCGACGCCTTGGCAGAACGAACCTGGCGCGGCCACTTCAGGAATATCCAACCCACAGGTGCAGACCCCACTCGGCCCTGAAAATAGGATGATACCATTCTCACCCACTACCATTGATGCAATGGACATGCCAGGGGTTGGAACATTCCAAGGTCTGCATATTCCGGCGCAGACTTTGACTCCGCTGAATCAGCAGCAGATGGCGGCGGTAGAATTTCTGAAAAGCAGGATTGCGGAAGCCTCAAAGGTACATGAGATTCCCGAAGGCGGGATGCTCTCAACTGGTGGTGGAGATGTTATTCAGAGGAACAAGGCACCCGATATTACCATCCCGCAAGGACTGCCGGGTGCTGGAACCGTGCTTCCAGAGAAATTGGCAGGGCCAGCAATGGGAGCGGCTGCAAGGGTGCAAGATACAAATTCCCGAAATTCCCTTACACAGAGCGAGGGCGATAAGAATAGGGCACTCAAGGCCCAAATAGCTGCTCTCACTCATGGAGCCACTAATGACGCGGCAATAGCGGCTTATGCCTCGGATATTGCAACGGGGAAAATTGATCTATCAAAGGTGCCAATGAAGGATCGCGGTAATGTTCGCAGTTATATGGTCGGGAATGGGATTGAAATGCCTACTCCGCAGAATCCTGCCTCACAGACAGTCTTGCGCGAAACCCAGCCAGTGATGCAGCAAGTTGATGGTCTGTTGGCAACCTTCGAGCCGATGAAGGATGATAATACGCCATTCAAGTTTGCGCCTGAAGCTCTGAAATATAAAATGGGGATCGCTTCTCCGATTGGGCAGGCCGGGGATGCCATTGCCAACCTGAATATGCTGCGAATTGTTGGTGCAGCCCGCATCCTGAAAGGCGGCTCACGGGCAGTTCAAGCACTTCAAATGGCGGCTCAGCATACGCCAAATGTTATGACTGATAGCCCGAAATTGATTTATGAAAAACTGACTCAGTTGCGTGATCGCCTTACGGATATTGAATCGGCGGCTCAGGAACACGGGAATAAATTTGGAGTTGATGGGGTTAATCCTCCAGCACAGAACGGAGAATCTAATACTGCGCCAGAGGGCACAGTGATTCAAATTGGCGGAGCGATGAAAGTAAAGAGAGGTGGGCAATGGGTGAACCCATAAACAATTTCTCCGACTTGCCTCCGGGTGCTACAGTTCTCCATGCCCCTACATTCTCGGACATTCCTCCAGGAGCGCAGATTTTATATGCCCCAACAGCGTCGCAATCTGGAAACCTTTCTCTCGGTAAAACCGAAATGAAGCCGGATTCATGGGGAAGCCAATTATTGCGAAGCCTTCTATCTGCACTCCCGGCAACGGGAATGATGGCTGGCAGTGCAATTGGTGCTACAGCAGGACCAGAAGGGTCAGTATTGGGCGCGGGAATTGGTGGAATGGGCGGAGAGGCGGCACGCCAATTGGCAGCGCGGGGCATCTATGGGACTGGACCTGATACCAGCGGTCAGGCCGCGAGTGGCATTGCAACGCAGGGCGAGGTCGGCATGGGGTCGGAACTAGGCGGAATTGCTTTGCAGAAATTAGCGCCAATCCTCAAGAATTCGGCAACCAAGCAGATGACCGATGTTCTACATCCGGCAAAGATAATCAACAAAGCAAAGGCGCAAGAGGTTGCACCTGGATTAGTAGATCGCAGAGTAATGGCTTCCTCGCGGCAGGGAATGGAACAGAGATTAGCCGATGAAACTGCCCAAGCTGGTCAGGCCGTGCAAGCAGTGGAAAATCCAATTATAGCGGCTGAAAGAGCCGGAGCACCGAAGCAAATTGAGGCATCTAAAATAAAAGATTCCCTCTTGAAACTGCGGGCCTCTACTGCTATTCCTGGAACGGGCGGAGCCGTGACTGGAAATGATGCACTTGCCGGGGCAATTGATCAGCAAATATCTAAGTTAGATTCATTGGTTCAGAACCAAGGCGGCTTGCTATCAACTGAAAGTGCAGTCGGGTTACGGAGAATCCTCGATAATCAAGTTACTGCGGCGAGCAAGGGAGCTTATGTTTTGGATGATGCAAGCTCAGCAATGACGGAAGCGCGTAAGGAATTTGCTAATGCCATTCGCCGCCAACTTTCCGAAGCCCATCCCGATCTTGCAAAAGTAAACGCGGAATATCATTTCTGGCGCACGGCGCTTGATGTAATGCATGATACAAATGTAAGAAAATTAGGGCAGACCGGGTTACTCCCGAGCCTTTCTACCTTCGTCAAATCTGTTGGAGGTGGTGCTCTTTATGGGTATGCTTCCCATGATCCAATAAATGCTTTTCTAGTTACTACCGCGCTAAATGGAATTGGAAAGGCCGCAGAAACTCCAGCATGGAATACGGTCGCGGCAGTGACGAAAGGAAGAATCGCGGATGCTCTGGCGGCGGGTAATCTTCCTGAGGCAATTAAATTAATACCAAGGATTGCTAGTGCTCCCGAAACACAAGCACATAAAGAATCAGGGCAATGAGAATTTGGATCATGCCAACAGTATATATCCGAATTGCCGAATTCATGGAGGGTAAATAAATGGGCGAGCCGAACAGTGTATTTAGCAATGCTCTATCCGAGCGATTCGACTATGGAAGCGGATCGACGCTCGCCTATCATGGATGGGCGGCTCCAGGTTCGAGCGATGACAGCAAGGTATGGGCGATCTGCAAGTTTATCTACGATTCCAACAGCAATATTACATCGGTAGTTTGGGCGCAAGGGCAAGTTAGCTTTGCAAACTCATGGACCAATCGGGCCAGCGCAAGTTACTCATAGGGGGTACGAATGAAAAGACTATTTGCAGTAATCGCTTTTATACTTTTGGCGCAATTTGCCAATGCTCAATGCGGTCGCACCACGTTCAACCCATTCACTTCAAAGCTGGATTGTCTGGGGACAAATCCAACTGGCGTGGCTAATGGAGGCACGGGAACCACCACGGCATTTACATTGGGCAGCATGGTTTTTGCGGGAGCTTCGGGGGTATATTCCCAAGATAATGCAAACGCATTTTGGGATGGAACAAACCATACTGGCGGATTCGGAACCACGCGTACTGGAGCAATCTCGGCTACTAACCCCACGTTCCGGGTGCAAGGCAGTGGAACGACAAACGCCACATCCAATTTTGAAGTCAGAAATTCCACGCCTACTTCGCTGTTCTTGATGCTGGACGATGGAACTTGGGCATTTAACGGCGCGGCTGGATTTTCCGGCAATTTTAACTCTACCAATGCCAGCGCGGGATTTTCCATGACTCCAAGCGGAGGGGATGCTTACGTATTCGGCGCAGGACAAGCGGCGGCTAATGATTTTGGAATCCGCAATTCCACACGCTCAGCAAACTATCTTTTGTTCACTGGTGGAGCAACCCCTTATGCGAACATGAACATATTGCAAAAGGGCACGGTCAATACCTGCACGTTCAATTTTACTACCGCGCAATTCACATTGGCGGCATCCCCACTTAGTATGTGCTCGCCTGTTTATACGCTGCCAAACGTGGCGGTTACTTGGGCCTATGAGTGCAACTTCACTTGGTCCAATGATGCAGGCACAACGCCCACTTTGACCTTTGGGCAAACATTCACACAAGCCCCATCAGCAGCAAATGAGTGGCAGAATATTCTTACCACCAACACGGGAACCAGCATCCAAGCATCACAGGCGGTCACAACTAACTCCAATATGACCGCCACCGGGACGCTAACAACCTCGGCCACAAAGTTTCAAGCCAGCCTTGGCGGGACATTTACGGCCAGCGCCACGAGCGGAACATTTTCTCCAACGGCAACGCTGACCGGAACGGGCGCGACAGGGACATTGCGTGGCTGGTGCTCTATTTTCTAGTGCTTTGCTTTGCAAGCAGGATGGTACTTTTTCGGAGTTAGGCGGACTTTAACTTAGATTGGAGGACCGAGTGCAAAATCCAGGCGTTGACTTGGGAGTAATTGTGGACATCATCAAAGACCCCCGATTCATCATTGTGTTTTGCGCCGGGATTCTCTACTCCAAACTTACGGTTATCAGCGCGGAAATCACCTATACAAAGCGGTGGCGGCATTGGGCCGCTAACAGCATCATGGAGCTTGCCATCAAGAACGAAGTCGCACTAGCGAGGCCACCGGAGTAAAGGGATTATTTCCAATTTCTTTTAGCTTTAATGTTCCAGATCGTGAAGCAGGAAACATTGTACAACTTGGCAAGTTCGGTTGGCTTGGAGCCAGATTGCAGTAGAAATCTTATTTGTGAGGCGGATTCAACTGTGATTTTTGTCCGATCATTTCTACGATTTCTTAAATTCACATCACGGTTATTATCCGCATGTGTGCCGGAATATAAGTGTTCAGGGCGAACGCATGAAGGGTTGTCGCAATGATGAAGAATCAAAAGTCCCTCTCCGATTTCCCCTTTATGCAACTCAAAAGAAAATCGATGTGCTCTTACATATTGGCGTTTGTTCCTAAAGCTAAAGATTCCATAGCCATCTTTATCGCGGCAACCTTTCCATTCCCAGCAGCCATTAGCTGTAGTTTCTACAAATTTCCAGAATCTATTTTCAGGGATTATCGTGCTAGACTTTTTATCAGCCATCTGTTCGCTCCTTTCAGCGAATGGGTTTGGTTAGAGCCGCTTTTGGTGCTTCAACATCAAGGCGGCTCGTTTAGTATAGCACGATAGAGGCCATCAGAATGAGTGATCTGCCAGTTCAAGCAACTACCACGACCACAACCGAAGTCACTGGTCCAAGCCAAGGACAACCGGCAAAGGTTGTTACCAAGACGACCACAGTATCCCCGCTGACGCAGTTAGGATACTGGACTGCCGGGATTGTCGGCTCAATCATCTCTGGCGGTGCTGGTGCTCTCAGCGGCGGTATGGGTAGTATGATCGTGGACCCGAAGGACTTCAATATCCACGAGGGGCTTCATAAGGTCTTGCAGCTTGCGGCAATTACGGCCCTCATGCCAGCGGTGGTTTCACTCGCAAAATACTTGAACCTGCATCCGATTCCTGACGGTTGGGATGGGCAGGAGAGGCGGTCGCCATAGGTGCCGCAATTCCAAACGATGATGGCGTCTCGCTCAAGGAATATTTCTCTGAGATATTCAGGGAGCATACTGGTGCCACGCAGCGGGCTTTTGATGCACACCGCCGCGAACACGAAATGCTCCAAATCGCCATTGGGAAGGCAGAGCAGAACGTCGAGAAGCGGCTGGAGGGCATGAACGAATTTCGCCAGCAGTTGAACACCCAGGCATCGACCTTTGCCACGAAGGACGAACTGGTGCCTTTCAGCAGGTTCATCGACCGCTTTTGGGGAGTGATTGCTGGTTTGCTGATTGCTAATGCCATCGTCACCGCTCTGGTGATAAAGTTGTTGCAGAAATGACCTGCATCCGACAAGTCGCACGGTGGTTTGAGGTAGCCTTTAAGCAATTGCAGGGCAGTGCTTCAGTGCTGGCGGAATGGGCGCACAACGGATCGAGGCCCGAATGAAATGCCCAAAGAATACATTGTCCAGATGTGGAGCAATAAGCGCAAGCAGTGGGAACGGACGCTTGCCAATGGGGGGGAACTGTTCACCGAGGATCGGGCGGAGGAAATTGCCGATAGTCTTCACCTTGCTCATCCTAACATTATGTATCGGGCTTGGAGGATGCGTAAAAAGGGTGCCCATAATCGTGCAGACCCCCCCGGCTCCAGTGCCAGTTGAGATACCGGGGCCAGTACCGGAGATTCAGCCGGACCACAGTTTTGATTTTGCGGATGGTCCTTGCGATCCGCGATTGACCGCGCTGGTGGTAACATTAAACGCGCAGAATGTTTCAACGCCATGCGTGGCGCAATAAACCGTGAGCCGCTGAAGGATATAATCGACCTGTCCACGGAGGAATTGTCGGCAAAGTTGAAGTCCTTTAATCGGCCATCGAAGCGCAATAGATGGATTCGGAGAATAATTACACAACGCGGAAGGGAAAGAGGTAAACCTTATGGCAGACTCAGTGATCGTATATGGGCAGACCGTAACCCTCAATGATGGCGCGGATACATCGCTGGCCGATGCGCTGGCGACCATCCGCAAGGATGACAATTGGGGAGATTGGGAATGGGTTCAGGGCTATATCGCGGAAGTCATTGCGGCGGTCCAGTCCAGCCCGGAACTGTTCCAACAATACGCCGATGCTGAAGCACAGCTTCCCTAGTGAGCACTTTTGACACGACAACCCTTTTCGCCCCTGCTAGGATGGGGTTAGACTGGAGGCTTCCATGACAGCATATCTCAGCGTCTTGGTCTGTTTGGGTGGCTTGGTAATTTACCTCGTTTCCGGGAACCCGCCCGATTCCAGACCCATTGGCGGGAAAATAGCCACGATTGGACTCAATATGTTCTGGTGCGGCCTCTTGGCCTTCTTGCTGATCAATGGCGATCCGATTGTCGAAGTGCTAAAGACAAGGGGGCATCCATAATGCTCCTTGTGATTCTGATTATCCTGCTGCTCGTGGGCGGTGGGGGCGGATACTACGCATGGGGACCAATGGGCGGCATCGGCCTTGGCGGTGTGCTTTTGATCGTACTGATCGTTCTGCTGTTGATGGGTAGATTATGAGCGAGCATCACGAACGCCACGAAGAATGGCGCGAACAACTGATTTCAATTCAAATACTCAATAAACTCGAAGCAATCGAGGGAAAGGTAAACCAACTTATGTCCCAAGTTACCGACTTCGCAGCAAAGGTTCAGGCAAACTTCGACGTTTTGACCGCAAAGATTCAAGCACTCGACACGTTGATTCAGAACTTCCAGAACTCTCCGGGTACGCTCAGCGCGACCGATCAAGCGGCTCTGGACAAGATCGCAGCCGAATCCGCAGCACTCGTTACC